TTAAATGAGCCGGTTACTTTTAACAGGCGTGGATACCGGTTCCGGTGAGGGTGACGGTTCGGTACTGTCCGGGACACACTCCAGCCAGGTTTCCCGGCTCGCCCACTCCGGTGCATCCGGCCAGCGGATCTTTTCGTATCCATGCAGAATGACCAGAGCCTCGGCATACACCATCAGGTCAAAAGCTTCGTTGGCACCGCGACCCGGCTTACTCCATTTCCCGTCACTGCTCCGCTCTTCATACGTCAGTTCGTCGTAAAACCAGCTCCCCAGCCAGTCAGGGAAATGCACATAGCCGGGACCTGGCGAGTCACGCCATAACGCGTTATTCACCCGGTCTTTCAGGGCATCCGTCTGAAGAAGCCAGAGCGGCACATCACCTGCGGCCTGCGCCCGTCGGCCCGTTCGTCCGGTGTTATCAGGGAATGTACGGGTGATCAGTTTTGCGCGCCGGATGCTGTCGCCCTTAAACAGGTAAATACGTTTACCAAGGCCATCACGACGGCAACGACGCCAGAATTTATAGGCATTATCAGTGACCCCGTCTTCACCGCCGGAGTCCACCGCCATTGCCATCAGTCGCATTTGTTGAGAAGGGTCGGAGGCCAGCGGCCAGCTTTTATGAAAAACATCCGTCAGCAGGACATCCCAGTCTTCCGGATAGCTGGCCGGATCAATTCGCTGGCTCTCCCCGTCGCTGTCACCGCGCAATGACTGCGTGATGTTGTAACGATCAATAATCCAGCGTTCGCCACGGCTGCCATAGCCCGTTACCTGAACCACAAAACGGCGATGACGTCCCGCCTGCACATCCACTGTCGCCACAAGGAAATTAACGCCATCCGGCACACTGCGGGAAGGAACTGGCTCTGCCCGCTGCTCAAGCAATTCACTTTTTCGTTGCTCCATGCTGGCACGAGGAAGATAAGGCAATCCCCAGTCGGTGTTGATAACCGCCCTGAGTGTTTCTTCGCTTCCTGTCGCTTCATACTCCTGTTCTGCAGTCAGTAATTTGTAAACCAGTTGCGCCCAGGTCTGATACGCAGCAGCTGGCCCTTCCATCCAGAAACTGGCGATACGGGAGCGGCGCGGTTCACCGGAAACGTTGCCGTTACGATCAATGACCTGCCCTTCACGCAACCAGACTCCTGCACTATTGAGCTCACGCTTTTTCTCCGCAGTGATAATGCCGCTGCAGTGCGGGCAAAGTAGATACGCCGCCTCACTGGCTTTAAAGGGATCCGGTTCATTACGGTAGCCGGTCATGGCATCCATGGCTGGCTGAAAATATTCACCGCAGTGCGGACATGGCCAGTACCAGCGGCGGCGGTCACCACGATTGTAAAGGGAAAGAATACCAGTCGTCGGTGGCGCTTCATGAGGCGACTTACGTCGCCATTTGCTGTCGCAGATGTCACGTCCCGGCGAGCTCTCCACCAGAGTCATCCCGGCGGACATAAATGTGGTGGTACGTTTTGAGGCCAGGGAGAAACCATCACCCTCGCTGTCGATATTCTCCGGAAAACGGTCGTAATCGGTTAAGGCGACAAACCGGTAATCCGACGACGACATAATGTTGACCGAGGGCCAACCAATTTTAAGGAACGAGCCATCCCTGAACGTCTTATCATGGACATTATTGTCGTTACGACGTGGACTCATTCTTTTCTTTACCGCCGCACTGCTTCTGAACGTTCTGTCGAGGCGCTTTTTAGAATGCTCGCGGGCCTTATCTTCGGTCATCTGCACAACGAGCATGTCCGAAGGATCGCAAACGATGGTATAGACAATCCATCCATCGATCAGACCAATGGTCTTCCCTGTTCGCGCAGGACCAACAAAAATCACCGCATCGTATTCACGCGATGCCAGGCAGTTCATGGGCTCAATGATGTAGGGTGTCAGTTCAGGATCCCATGGCACCGAGTTACCAGCCCCCTTGGGAACACGCATGAATTTTTTAACAGCCTCCGAAATCGGCATGCGACGTGGTGGGGAAAATCCTGCCGATATGTCCCTTCCCAAATTTCGGGCTGATGAAAAACCCATTATTCCTCCTAGAGACTCTCTCCTTCCTCATCAGGAATTATTTCAGCAGCACAAGCCTCGTAGGATTTTTCCTGAAGAGTGTATCGCAGGTCATCAATGGCCTGCTGTACAACGCCGACGGCCTGAGGAGTCAGGGCGCAATCGCGTTCAAGAACATCCGGAATTGTCTCCAGAACCTGGACGACAGCCTTTCTCATGGACGAATAGACGATGACTACTTCATCAACGGGGATGAGTTTTCGCTGCTCCTTTTCCAGCTTGATCCTTTCATTTTCAGACTGGTACCAGTCCTTTCTCTCTTTCGGCTCCATACGGGATGGATCATGAACAGAGTCTGCTGCCTCATGCTTCACACTAAACAGGGCAGGCCCGACATGCTGCAGGGCGTAAACGGGGTTCCCCCTGACAGTCGCAGCCACAGGAGTGTTGGCCGCGAGGAGCCGTTTTTTTACTGTGTCCCGGTGAAGCCCAAAGGCCTCGGCGATTTTAAAAACACTCCAGTAATAAGCATCACCGATCCCGCTCACATTTGACATAAGCAACTCCATCTGGCAGGTGAAAATCAGGTTTATTTATATATTTCAATTAATTGCAAACTGGTCTAATGACAGGGAGAAAAAAATATTGTACAGGTGAAAAGAGAAATAACTTTTAATTATCAATAAATTACCAAACATGCTGCCGCCGCCATGGAAATGCAAAAACTAGCCTTTTTCCGCGACGCTCCCGCCCCGTGGCAGGCCACCCCACCGGAAGGACCCGCACAAATGAGAGCGTTTGTCATTAACATTTACAGATAAGATGACGTACATCATTGAAACGCCATTCAGCCATATACCGGCAGCATTCGTAGTTGCACTCCGTAACTCTGCGACTAAGGTTAAAAACATGGCCCTCTTTTGCCACCGGCAAATCTTCAATGGATTTCCCCTGCCGGTTTTTTATTTTCGTCGATGCATAACATTGCATTTACATCAATAGCGGCTATTGTCATTAGTATGTTGCATCAATGCATGGGTGGTATTGGCGGTCTTCGCCGGCCGCTTCTGTGTAGCTGCTCCCTGTGACCGGTTTTTTATTTCTCACATTACAGCAACCCCTTAGAGTGAAGGGCTGCTGTAATGCCTGTTACTCACGAATCAGGCGAGCACTCTTACTATTCATTTCAATACGCGAATACTGCGGTTTACCATCAATGATGTCTGTCATTACGAACACCTCACCCGGCTGCAGTTCAACTGCACCTTCCGGTAATTTCATACCGGCAAATACCGGACAACCCGGATGACGATCATCTTCTGTTGCTTCCAGCATTGACTCACCAAACCACTCCGTCGTGGCGCGACCATCAGCTGCTTTGTAGTGGATCAAGTACTGGTTTTCGCCATCCGCATACTGCGCGCGGGCTTTAACCTCACCCCATTCATCACTGATACGCATCTCCACCAGTTGAGACAACTCAAACTTAAACGGAGCAGCATCAGCACCAATTACAATCGGTTTGTTTTCTGTTTTTTCCATCATCGTCTCCTGATATCGAAGCCCGTCGCCGCACCGGGCACTGATCAACATTTGAGTATTCGCGGCGACAGAAAGAATTTATTTTATTGAGTAGCCACAAACACAGAATTTCATGCTTACCGGACGCTGGCGCATCCTTCATTTTTCAGCAAAATATTCTGCTCTTACAGGCGATCAGTTCTGCAGACACTGCCGAACACCGTCGACAATTTCACAGACCTGAGGCGCGGTATCGAAAAGCTGGCGCGCCTTATCCAGGCTGACGCCCCCCACCAATAAAAAAGGCACCAGTATCGCTACCAGTGCCCGTTTCACCGCCGTTCGCGGCATTCTGTGTGTCCAGTGTTTTCGCGCCATATCACCACCAACGCACAGCCCAAATCAGAACAGCGACCGCCACAAGGCGAATTGCAAAGGCCGCAGCCCTTGTCAAATCAAGGCTCGCGGGAGTTTCCATTTCAATACCTTTCATAATGGACAACCTCAAAAAGAATCTTTTATACTTTCCCACGAGGATTTTCTCCGTACTCACTAATCACAATTTCCCCTTTGACGTGAAAACTAAAAACCCCGGACTGTTCCCCCAGCCGGGGTTTTGTTTTACTTATCGCTTCAGCTGAAAGTGAGGTCCGTCTTTCAGCGTTTTCCAGTCCCCGCCCCATTCGATAGCGATCCCCAGCTCTGCGGCAGCCTGCTTAAATGCCTGTGCGATTTTCTCGTACAGAGGCCACTCCCATGACACCTGGCTGCCGATGTAGGCCACAACATCCACCGCATCACCGGTCAGGTGGCGGCTGTTCATGGTCTGGCTTTTCCCTTCCGCAACCAGCTGTTTCTGGCGATACTTACTGCGCAGGCCTTCCGTAATACCGAAATCAACCTCCGTCAGCTCCAGCGCACGGCGAACTACAGCAACCAGCTGAGGTTTGACCCCCTCCAGATTTTTTTCACTGCGACGGCTGAATCTGAATTTACCCGGCATATTCACCTCAACAATGGAAAGATTTTTGTGACGTTCCCGCGTGCGCGTATCACCAGCACGCAGAACAGCAGATTAAAAAACACTTCCAGCCAGCCCGTTGCTAACGGGCGACCACACAGATAGCTGAGGGGCGCAAAGGCATACAGCAGCATCAGCAGCCAGGCCAGCCATGACACCAGCGGTTTATGTCTGGAATCACGGCGACGATAAAAAAAGAGCGTCAGCACGATAACCGTGCATAACGCCACATTCAGCAATCCGGGAAGGTTACTTAACATTGCCGCCTCCTCCACCCCGCAGGCGGGAGAACACACCGGACACCAGCGATGCAATATCCTGCTGGTGGATGAACGAGAGAATCTTCACCGACACCACCGAGACCAGCACCGCGCAAAGCGCATCTGCTGATGTACCGTCATACCCTGTTTTTGATGCAATCCAGGCTGACAGCACACGCGCTCCCAGCACGCCGACAATAAACGACACCAGAAAATGTGCCACCACGCGCCAGACTGAAAGTGACTGTGGCATCGTTGCCACAAATAACGCCCCGGCGAACGCGCCAAACACAATCCCGAAATCCATTCCGGTAAACAGCCCGAATACCGTCGCCCCGCCGAGCGCCGCAGCCGTACCGGAACCGGATAAGGGTTCAGACATACTTCTTTCTCCTGTAAATAAAAAAGGGCCACCAGCAGCCCGTAAAAACACCTATCCCCGGAAGTGACAGGCCCCCAGAGAACGTCACACTGACTATCCCGCCCCCTGAAAGATTCTGTGTTTGTTTGATGTGCGCCTGACGTGACGCGGATATGAAAAAGACCCGCCGTAGCGAGCCTGGAAAAATAAGCGTGGCGCGTTGTACTGGATTCGAACCAGTGACCGATTGCTTAGAAGGCAATTGCTCTGTCCGGCTGAGCTAACAACGCAGGGTACAGATAATGGACCGCCATCGAGGACTCGAACCCCGCGCAACCAGCTTCGAAGGCTGGCGCTCTATCCTGATGAGCTAATGGCGGTATGTGATGGTGGCCCTTGCTGGATTTGAACCAGCGACCTGGCGATTATGAGTCGCTCGCTCTCACCACTGAGCTAAAGGGCCGGGAGCAGAATAATAATGGTGCGTAATTAATTCTGCAATCTCATCCGTTTCAAACGATTAAATCCTGAACTTCCCTGACTGTCTGTTCAAAACGTCCGGTCTCCAGCTCAACACCAATCGCACAACGCCCCAGTGCCATCGCCGCTTTTACCGTTGAACCTGAACCCATAAAAAAATCTGCAACCAGGTCTCCCGGACGACTGCTCGCGTTGATTATCTGCTGCAGCATTTCTGCCGGTTTTTCGCACGGATGTTTCCCTGGATAGTACTGCACCGGTTTATGCGTCCAGACATCGGTGTACGGAACCTGCGCCGTCACACCGAAATACCGCCGCAAATTTTTATATTCACTCAGCAGTTCCGTATACTGCCGGTTCAGCTCACTGTATGTGCTGACCAGCTGGTGGTGTGGCTTTTCCAGTTCCCCGCGCTGATGTTTTTCTGCCGCAACACGCGCAAACAACGCCTGCAATTTATTGTAATCACCCTCGTTCGGTAACTGCCACTGACTGGCACCAAACCAGTGCGAAGCCATGTTTTTCTTTCCGGTGGCTTCCGCTATCTGTTTTGACGTTATTCCCAGTGATTTACGCGCATCACGAAAGTAAGAAATCAGCGGGGCCATGACGTGCTGTTTTAGCTCGCGCCCCTGCTCCACATAGCCATCATCTTTCGGGCGATACGGTCCCTGATAATGTTCTGCAAACAGAATGCGCTCTGTTGCCGGAAAATACGCCCGCAGACTTTCCTTATTGCACCCGTTCCAGCGTCCGGACGGCTTCGCCCAGATAATGTGGTTCAGCACATTAAAGCGCTCACGCATCATGATTTCGGTGTCAGATGCCAGGCGATGACCACAGAACAGGTAAAGACTTCCGGCAGGCTTCAGTCCCCGCCAGAACTGCGCCAGACACTGGTCCAGCCATTTCAGGTAATCATCGTCGCCCTCCCACTGGTTATCCCAGCCCTCGGGCTTCACTTTAAAGTATGGCGGGTCTGTGACTATCAGATCGACAGAGTTTTCCGGTAAGGTCTGGATAAACTCCAGGCAATCAGCGTTGATTAACTCACAACTGGATATTTTTACAGTATTAATCATAGATCAATAAGCACTTCTCTGATAGGCTCATACCGCTTTTGCGCAAAGCAGATGGGCCTGAGGTTTGCTTGTGACCCCAACGCATGAGCAGATGGCTGGCAGGTGCCGCTAACACCCACCAGCCGCCCATTACCACAAATTAAAAAGCCTTCACTGCGGAAGGCGTCTGTAACAACCGAACTGATAATCTGCCAGACCCGCCATAACAAGCTGAGTCAGTATTAACTGGCAGCGTTCGCGTGAAAGGTAAGTATTCTGCGCAATTTCCCCGACGGTCGCCGGTTCGGTGACGCTTAATTCATTAAACACCACTCTGGCGGTTTCGGTCATATCCTGCTGTTTTAGCATGCCTTTTTCCCTTTTCTGGTTAACGTGACATACCAATACCTCTTGTCGAAAAAGCCAGCAAGCTGAAAGACCAGTATTCACAACTACCAGCGCGTTTAATGTTCTGTGCCGTTTTTCAGGCATAAAAAAACCCGCATAAAGCGGGTTCTTTCAGGTGTCCATGTCTGCTATTCGCCTCGCGGTACAGCTTTGCGAAGCGTAGCTGGATTGAAACAGTTTATGGCTAAAAATACAAGCTTTTTTTCTAAAACTGCACAAACCTTACTACCAGCCAAAAATCCTCTTCGTGCAACAACAAACGCCCTCCAGATTCTAAGCGTCAGTAAAAGAAAATGCATCTCGCATCAGTGGATACAGAATAAACTCAGCTATTCTCAGCCACATATCTATACGATTGCGGCATGTTGCATAGCACCACTCAGGGTGAACCTCATTCAACAATTCAGCCATTTTGCGTTTACTCATCCCCCGCCCTTCGTACCTTTGCCGCAGGATATCAATCAATCCAGGATAACGTGCAAGCGCTTTACTTATCCCCCCATCAATGCGTAACGCCTCTGCATCAGTACAGTGAGACAACCAGCTCTTCTGTCTGCCAGCGATCATCTCTCGCAAGAATGCTTCCAGCTCTGGTTTATCAATCCCTGACTCCCTGATTCTACGCAGGGCTTCATTGATTGCGGTTTTTGTCAGTTTTTTGGATGCCAGCAACTGATTGAACATATTTCCTGGTTTGCCACCACCTATATACGACCAACGCCCCCACATCCGTAATTTCCCCTGGATCCAGACGGCTTCCAGCGTTTTTAGACGTAAATGCTCGCCGCTTTTGCCTGTAATTTCCGGGTATATCATATTTACGATCACTCACTCTCAATTTTGTAAATCTTCACGCCCAGCCGCCCCCCCAGGAACGCGCTGACCGCGCACAATATTGATTTCATCAAACTGCTCGTCGTCTATGAGAAGTCCGGCATGCGTCAGCGCATCCAGTGGTGCTTTCAGGATATTGTCCAGGTCACGACGACGTTTATCCGGTGGCTCTGCAATAATCTTTATCGCCAGCCTTCCGGACAGGTTTAATTTCAGCCGCTGCTGGCGAACAATAAGCGCCACATCACGGCGATAACGCTCACCGGCTTTTGATACAAAATATGTGCTGCCACGACGTCGCCAGTAAGTGTTCACCGTTGGCGGGTAAGGCAAAACAAATTCTATGCGTTCAGTCATTCATGCTTTCCACTTCAGGACACCCGAATTTCTCGCGTGCATTAAAAAACGAATCAGCAACAACAGCTGGCTGCCGTGTTTTTCTTCAAAATCTTTTACCCCGGCGTGTAGTTCGCTATGGCATTTACGGCACAGCGGAATAACAAACAAATCATCAGCCTTTGTTCCCATCCCTCCCAGTCCATGACCAATGATGTGATGCGGATCATCTGCCTGATTACCACACGTCATGCATTTCTGCGTTTTTACCCAACGCGTGTATACAGGCATCTCTTCCCGTCGTGGTTTCTGGCGCTGGAGATACTGAGCCGGTGACTCCGGATCAACGGCAATGCTTACCACCGTCTTTTCCTGTGGCGGGTTTTGCTGGTGGGCGTGAGGCAGTAGCGCAATATTTTTTGTGCGCTGCTTCAGCATGCTGGTGGCGGTCTGCTCTCCCGGCACGATGTCGCTCTCGCGGTATACTGAGCGAATTTTTTCCGCGCGTAATCCCAGTGAACGACGTAACACCGTCTCCGGTAGTGCGTCCGCTACGTTATTTATGGTTGCCCACCAGGATAATTCAGCCAGCGATAATTCCCGCTCCTGCGTGCCATTCATTGCGTGGCGGATGACATCAATCATCCATGCTGACAGGTTTTGGTGAGCAAGCTGCCCGAGTGATTCGGAAGTCTGGTTACGCAGCTGGTTGTCGCAGTGCCAGCACAACACCATCGCGCCGGTACCGTAACGATGTATGACGGTTTCACTGTGATGGTAGTCACCATGAGGCCACTGGCAGGATTTAACGTGGCGTAACAGCCAGTCAGACAATGCACCAGCACCACCAGCAGCACGAATCACCCGCTCATCGCTGAAAAATGGCAGTAATGATTTATCCTCCGCCAGCGGCTGGCGAACAGCAGGAACGACTCCGGACGGCAGACCGCGCATGCTTTTCGGTTCCGGCTCCACCAGAACTCGAGGGTTATGAAATACCTGCATGGATTCACGGCCCGGTTTTAGCACCACCAGCCCAAGTTCCGGTACCGGAACAGGTCGAAGTAATACCCGCACGTTACCTCCAGATGCGTTGCTGGAATGTGCGGGACGGACGCGGTGGGCGTTCGGAATAAGGGAGCCTGACATAGATTATCCAGTGACGATAATCGAGGCTGAGGGCTTTCTTAATCTCGTATCCGCGTCTGCGGTAGTTATGAATTAGCCATTCGGCCTGTTCTTCAGTACATGGTGGGTGTTGGTACCAGTCGGTTTTAAATGCGTGTGAACGCCGCCCATGCCGGATGGCAAGGGCGGTATCAGAATTGTGAAATTTGGTTTTGTGCGCCATCGGTTGTCTCTGCTGGCGCAGCAGGTGCCAGTTGTTCAGGCTGGCGTGCGAATTGTAAACCAGAATGCCAGGAAAAAACAAAACCCGCCGAAGCGGGTTAAGTGCGGGTGCGTTGAGGATGCCTGACTCATCAGAGGTGGCGAGGGATTTCTCCCTCACCTGGTCTCTTACTCCTCAGGTTCGTAAGCTGTGAAGACAGCGACCTCCGTCTGGCCGGTTCGGATTCGTACCTCGCAGAGGTCTTTCCTCGTTACCAGTGCCGTCACTATGACGGTTAAACAGATGACGATCAGGGCGATTAACATCGCCTTTTGTTGCTTCATAGCCTGCTTCTCCTTGCCTTTCGGCACGTAAGAGGCTAACCTAGATTTGCCGTTCATAGATTGAGCCTCAGATTAATGTTAAACGTCTTGCAGGACGCGTAACGTTAACTGGGGCTTTTCTCTATCTGCCTTTTGGTGGCATGCCTGAGACAGATAACCTCAAGCACCCGCAGTAATTTTACATAAAGGTTATGGTTCCTTTCAATAACTCAACAATTTCCCATCTAAATACTACTCATATAGTCATATAGGCTGGCGATAATTTAAAGATAAGACTCTCTCTTTTTCTCCACCACATAATGCATTACCAACGCAAAAGTTACCATGGTAATTATATCTTAACGAAAAATACCCCGCGAACATATTCTACTCAACAAAAAATTTTGCGTACGCATTATTCTTTGTAGTATCTTAAGTATGTAATTATTTTTTACAGGAAATTTTTGCAATGGCTAGCAAGCGCTTTTTCTTCGATTTTTATCAATGTCACACTATAAGCACTGATACAAATGCAGGAGTTAATTCACCTGAAGCTGTTTTTTCAAAAATTTTTGAGTCATACAGCGAAGGCCGAGACAAAACTGTACGTAAAATAGGAAATAAACTAGTTGAAATGCGCTTCATGGAAAGAACCGACTATGGTTTCAGGGGAGTTATAGGAAAACACAGAACCAATAATCTCCCTCATGTTGCTGTAGCCGGAGGTGAAGAAAGAGAAATTAAACTTGAAATCAATGAAAACTTATTAGAAAAAGCTTATTTTCATTTTTATACCCAAGACTCAGTTTTAATAATTCAACGAAACAGACTCTGTTATGGCTGGTTGCTATTAAGTAAATATCTTTCCAACAGTTCACAAAATACAACTGTTAATCCCATCATTCAGACCAGTAGTTTAAAGTGGTTGATGCGTAATGAAGTTCGAATCAAAACTCTAGAAATCGGTATCGCTCGGCCAAAGAATGTGCAACTATATGAGGATGTTGAACATAACTTCAACAATGCATTGATAGCCACTCTAAATGGTACTAATTCTGCCAAAGTAAATCTTACATTACGTGGGGATAGTCGTTCTGAAGATCCTGAATCTCGCTATCTAGGTTCTCAACTAAAAAGAGCCTTTAAAGAAACACTAGAGACTTTTGAGGTTGAAAAACTTAAACTAGAAACCCAAGACATTGAGACCGGTGTACAGCATCCTATCGATCTTGTAGCAGACAAATTAGTCTACTACACAGATGTTGAACTTGGAGGTAGGTATCCATTAGTTGGCAGCATTTGGAGCGCCTTAACTCTTGCAAAAGATAGTAAAGATGATGAATTGAAGGCATACTTTGGAGTAGCCAATCAAAGAGTTGATTAATTTTGGAGCGATGGTATGAAAAAGGGGAAATTGATAACTTTGTACAGTTATGGTTATAATTTAGCCTCTGCTGTTTTTTGTATCATCGCATGGCCTCTTTCTGCAAAGCTAAATTTTGCACAAATTCAGCCAATCGCTTCGGCCGTTTCTACATTTTCTGGGATATTATTTGGCTTTGTTTTAGGTTCGCTTACCTTGATTGCTTCAGCTAGAGATAATACGCTAATTAGAAATATAGGAAAAACTGGTTATTTGAAAAAACTGACCGAAGAAATGCACTCCACTATGGGATGGTTACTATCAGTTTGTATTATTTTTATCATTTTATTATTTTTCCCTGATACACTAAAGTTTAAATTCCCACTAGTAAAAGATGCCGACGAGCACACATATGCCCAACTATTACTCCAAGTGGGAATTTTTTTCCTGCTTATTACATTTAAAAAATTTTATACTACCTGGTCGCGTCTAAAAGACATAACAAGGCTCATGTGATATATCTATAATTGCACATAAAAAGACAATCCTAACAATACTCCCATTGTAAGTTGTATATTCTTTCTTATTGTTCCATCTGAACATTTGTACCTTCGTGCTATTGTACGCAAAGATATACCTATAACAAAATGAGCGATAATTAACTCATAGTCATCTATTCTATATTGTTTAAGCTTCAACATGCAGGTATCAATCATACGACCTTCATCGTTGCCACACTGACGGCGTAATTTCTTACCATGAGGTACTACATCTTTATATTTATCAGCCACTTGCCGCCAGTTGATAGAACTATTTCCAGCTGCAGCCCAAGCCCCCCCAACTGTCCAAAATATCATATATATTAGCATTGCTATCCACCTTTTTTTTATATTCTTTTTTGAGGCAACCAAGAAGCATCCTGGCCATCGTTATTATTTCTATACTTGTAACTGATTCATAAGCATCAGGAGAAATAATCCTCCCATCACTTAATGCCCTTTCACTAAGATTTGCTATTTCCAATAATCGTTCTTTAGTTATTTCCATTATTATCTCCACCGCCCTTTCGGGCGGCCTCCTGATGTTCTGAGGGTGCAGAAATCCCTCCGGTTAAGGATTAAATTTTATTTACAGTGCTGGATTTAATTATTCAGATTTGGATTATGCTTTCTCTTCACTCCGGTATACAAGAATTACAACGTCACCTCTGCTAATCACGCGAGCTGGCTCTCCTGGTTCTATACTGTCAATATCGAAGGTCTCAAAAAACGCATTCATTGCCTTCTGCCGCTGCGTCTGTTTACAGCGTTTATTCCATTCTTTCAGTAACATCAGTGACAGCCACCGCCATGAGCAGAACATGATGTAGCACCAACCAAGAAGCGCCAGCCCCGTATTGAGGGCCGTACCAATCGTCATTGTTGCGTCGATATTCACTGTACCTCCTCCTGGAAAATAACTGCATGCCCCAGTTTCTCCGCCAGCGCCAGTTCTGCCTTAGCACCTGCTGACCGCTGCCAGCCTTTCAGCATGTAAATCGCATCCACACAACGAATCATTGCCATGCAAATATCCATGTAGTGCGGCTGTGTCAGCCCATCCGGAAGCACAGCCGGATTTAAAACGGTATGCCCTTCCCGTTTCAGTTCCTCTTCCGCATTGTGAAACGCCTCACGGTTGAAATTTTTATACCCGGTCATTGGACCGGCGATATAGACTCTCACTCTCACGCCATCACCTCCTGAAAATTACCCTGATAAAACGCCAGCACTCGCTGCATAACCTCACTCTTCCGGCACTCGCGACAGATTATGTTCTGACGCCTGTCGTAGCGACGTATTTCTCCGTCAGGTAATGACCAGATAAGGTCCGGATCAACCGCAGATGGTTTCTTCAGCTTTGCCCTTGAGAGCTTTTTACGGGCATTTTGCCAGTCCTTACGCGCCTGTTCAGACGGGAATAACCCGTAACCAGAGTTGTATACATCGCCGCTGGCAACCAGCTCTCTTGCGAGAACGCTCATCAGATATCTTGTCGCACCTGTCTTGACTTGCAGTTGCCGTAACGTCTCACGCCCACTCTGGCGTACGAGTTCAACAACCTGCCCTTTAATTTTTTCTCGCTCTTCTTGTGTAAAAACTTTTGCCACAAGTCCTCCTGAAAATTACCTCATGACCAGAAATCAACACTTACCCCCTGAAGCCCGGTGGAATTTCGGTATCCGGTTCAGAAATATGATTCACACAACGCTGGTTGTTCGTGCCGCTTACCGGGAGCAGCCAGGGGTTTTCAAAATTCCGGTCCGGTCCAAAAAACGTCGTCGCTCGCTGAACAAATTCCGTTCCCGTTTTCCCGGTAGCCGCAAGGTATCTTGCGTAACGCCTCACGCCATCCAGCATGGCCTCTGGTGACACCCCCTCGCGTAATCTGGCCTTCCAGGCACTGAAAGCGGATTTCTTCGGGTTTGCCCCAGCACGCAACGGGTATTCCCGCCAGATCTGTTCGAACACATCAGGATAATCCACTCGTCCCACAGGCTGCCCGGTGTTTTCCGGGACTACCCGATCGGCTTCCCGCTGAATGGCGGAATCGGCTTCAGGCTGCTGAAGTTGGTGTGATTGCTCCTGCCTTGCGGTCATCACCTGCTGCACAGCGCCCGAATCGGCTTTCAGCGCATACGCTGAATCGGCTTCCGGTGTCGTGCCTGCGGGCTGGCCAGGAGTGACGGTCTGAACATCCCCTGCCTGGTTCGTGGCGTTTTTTACGCCATGGACCATAGTGTTTTGATCTTCTTGATCTGTATCTTTATCTGTATCTTTATCTGTCGTGACTCGTCGTGACATGTGCGTGACATTTCGTGACTCGCCGTGACAATCGCCATTTTGTTCCCGCTTTCTTTCCCTCTCTCGCTGCGCCCTCTTGCGCTCTGCCGGAGATTTTGCGGTTTGCGAAATATTGCCGTTGTCCTCTTTCAGCACCTGGCGTTTTTCCCATCCAGTGATTAAATCACCATCAAGTACCCGCCCCTGCATCGTCTGCAAAATTGAATCAATTACCTCTTCTGTCACGTCGAGCGCACTTGCCAAATCTTCTGTCGTGACATCAATGTGACCTCGCGTGACATTTCGTGACGCGCTCACCAGGAGGTGGATATACACTGCCATCACTGTTGCAATTGGCTGCCCTGACACCCTGGCAATTGTTCGCCACTTAGGGTCATTTGGCATGTCATGCCATAATCTGAGCCAGGCGTTAGCCATACTCACCTCTTCTGATACCGAATCTTTTTACTCACGAGTTGCCGGAAGCGATTCGATATGGCTATTGTCAGTCAATGTACTGCCACAGCATTTCCTGCCGGGCCACCACGGTTCATCTGATTGAAACCGGCGATTGCCACTGCGACAAAATCATCAGCGTCTCTCACCAGTCGCTCCCGCGTCTCCACCAGCTCCCGAAAATAAGCTGAACTGTGGCTGCGCATTCTGGCCACCAGCAAAGGTGGCATTGCCTTTTCGATCGCTGGTAACAACGCCTGAATTTTTTCAACTGCATCAGGGGTGTCTTTCTCTACCCAGCGGAAAATTTTCTGGGTATTGCGAGCCAGGGCTTCCGGATGGCTGTCGTCATACAGTTCCGGGAACGTCATTCCCAGCTCGAAATACGCTTTGGTAATTTTCGCAGCCGGTACTTTTTCGCCGTCCGGATGCGCCCAGGCATTCATCGCCATGCGGATGTGTTCATGCTTGATTTTCATGAATCCCCCCCTTGGTTAGAAGGCGGATTATGATCAGAACCGGGAATGACAACCGTCGGTATGTGTAACTCATATTTGAGCGCCCCGGCAGTGACTGCCTGAATTAGCAACGCCCATTTCCACGGAACCTCTTCCCCCCACATGCTGACTGTGGTTTTTGACGTTCCAAGAGCTGCGGCTGTTTTAACAACTCCGCCAAAATAGCCTAATACTTCTGATTTTTTCATGAGTCGCTCCATAAAACTGAACGTCAAAAGTTTAATAATCAAAACCAAAGAAAGTCAAGAAACAAAACCATCTGTGTTTTAAAATCAAAACATGAGCAAGCAAACTATATCTGAACGCATAACCCAACGTATGCATGCGCTAAACCTGAAAGGCAAAGACCTTGTCAATGGCACTGGCGCATCAAAAGGCTCCGTAAGTCAATGGATGAACGGTGGAGGAGCGCCGTCCTCGCGTTACATAAGTTCACTGGCAAAAATATTGAAAGTAAACGAAAATTGGCTTCTTAATGGAGGAGAGTTAAATACAGGTGATTCGCTTGATCTATCTTTACCGCCGATAAAAACGGTTCCGCTACTATCACTTCAGCAGGCAGCAAGCTGGAGTGATTATATGAAAAATTCCTCAATAACCTCTTGTGTGCAGCTTGTCGGAGAAATCCCGGTCAATACCTTTGCAGTTGTTCTAGAGAGTGACAGTATGTCAACATCTGGTGGGGGAGTTTCCATCCCAAATGGTTCAACAGTTTTTGTTGATCCCGATCGAACCGTACAACCAGGAAATATTGTCCTTGCCTTACCCAAAGGGACCACAACACCTGTCATTCGTAAACTGGAGATAGAAGGGCCGGATATTCTTTTAGTCCCCACGAATCCTCGCTACCCTTCAATTATGCTGGATGATCTATCTTGCATATTGGGCGTATGCTTTAAAATTCAACAAGATATTTAACCAACCTCATCTATTTGATTAACTGTATGCCATCGTGGTGATGGCTTAACAGCTGCCTGCTTAAAATGTTTTGATAAAAAAACATTGACCTGAAAAGTTCGTTTTTCTAAACTTCATTCATTCCCTCACCCCATCCTACAGAATGCAGGGCAATACTTCGAGTTACCAGGCAGTGGTCAGGGGTTAAGTAGCCAGCCCGAGGCGTAAGAACATGACGGCAGGGTTCAACTTTAACTATGCAGCAGGTTTTTGTTCCGCTACCCCGGCGTTAAGGGGAAATGAGGTCAACATGGATACTATCGATCTTGGCAACAACGAGTCTCTGGTATACGGCGTGTTTCCAAACCAAGACGGCACGTTCACGGCGATGACGTATACCAAAAGCAAAACGTTTAAAACCGAAGCTGGCGCGCGTCGCTGGTTAGCCAGAAATACTGACTGATGAGGTTGACGATGGAATTTAAAGATTTACCAATGCCATTCCAGGAAATGGCAGCGAATATAGTTCATTCTCAATTGGCGACTCTTGACCTGAGTACCGTAGAAAAAGAAACCATCGATAATATATCCGGTAACGTGCGTCGTGCCTTTATCGGTCTGTACGAAGAGAAGCAACTCTCTGATAACCAGGATTTACATAAAAAATACTTCCTGGAATTAATGGACATCATTAATAAGGGGTTTGGCTTGTTAATGGAAAAGAAAGGGATTCGGATAGAACCCCTTGAAAATTGCTTCGTAACAAGAAGCATCAATTCTTTTGATTCAAAACAAGAGAATTAATTACAGATTTAACATGCTCTTTCTCATGATTGAAGCTCTCAGGGTTGAAAGTGCCCGGCTGAAGCGAGTCGATATAATCAACGAGATTCTTTCGTACCGTTTCATCTTTATTCATGGCAGATGCAAGGTATGAAATTGCTAACAATGTTATATCACTACGCGCCGCAGCATGCTGTAGTGTTTTATCAAAATCATTAATTTTCCGTATAAGAGAGTTAAGAGTTTCATTGACATCAAACCCCATTTCATCCTCCTGAGGGTTAGTAATTAAGGAGTTCTCCACGGGTGAGGTGGAGTGCGTGCGCCGGACACGGGTGAGCATCCGGCACTGACAGTTTACTGAAAGGATATCTCCCTGAAAAGTCAGGGCATAACGCGAAAGCGCACGGCGAAGTTGTTGGTTCATAGATAGCCTGTCGTTAAATTTTCGTCGACCGTGCGCTTCCGGTTGTGGCACTCCGCGAAATGGCGCGGCGGTAAGTATGGCGGGGGTTCTCCGTTCCTCGCAAATGTCCACCGGGTTGTCAGGTTGACCATACGCCTGAGTGACAACCCCGCTGCAACAACCCATGTTGATTACCTTTTGGCGGGTATCCGTTTTGTTTTTCCCATGATACCCGCCCCTTTTAAAGTGAATTTTGTGATGCGGTGAATGCGGCTCAGCGCACGCGGAACAGTTAAAAAGACCAGTTGACTTCCGTATTGGTTCTTATGGGTGGGTTCTCTGTATCCGGCGTTAATTATTAACTGGTTAACGTCACCTGGAGGCACCAGGCACCGCATCACAAAATTCATTGTTGAGGACGCGATAATGGAAACGTTATTACCAAACGTCAATACGTCTGAAGGTTGTTTTGAAATTGGTGTCAGAATCAGTAACCCTGTATTTACTGAAGATGCCATTAATAAGAGAAAATACGAACGGGAGCTATTAAATAAAATATGCATTCTTTCAATGCTGGCACGTTTACGCCCGATGCAAAAAGGATACTGGCAATGAATACTACTATTGCCCTCACTCTGACTGTTTTTCTTAATACTGGTGAGCCTGTTGACATGGTTATTGACATTTACGGTTCAATGAAAGAATGCATGGCTGCCGCAGCGGAACAGAAAATTCCCGGTAACTGTTATCCGGTCGATAAAGTTATTCACATGGATAATAACGAAATCCCGGCAGGACTTAAAACAGCACCGTAATTAATATCCGGTTTCATTTTTATATGCCAGCAATGGCAGGGATTTGTTCACCCTTAAATCTGTAATGAGGTTAAAACAACATGAGTAAAGTCTTTATTTGCGCCGCTATTCCGGACGAACAGGCAATAAAGGAAGAAGGTGCAGTCGCTGTAGCCACTGCCATTGAAGCTGGCGACGAACGCCGCGCCCGTGCCAAATTTACCTGGCAATTCCTGGAGCATTATCCGGCTGCTCAGGACTGCGCTTATAAATTTCTTGTTTGCGAGGATAAACCCGGTATACCCCGCCCTGCCCTCGATTCCTGGGATGCTGAATATATGCAGGAAAACCGCTGGGATGAGGAGTCAGCTTCCTTTGTCCCGGTTGAGACTGAATCAGATCCGATGAACGTCACTTTTGACAAGCTGGCCCCTGAAGTACAGAACGCTGTCATGGTTAAGTTCGACACATGTGAAAACATCACCGTTGATATGGTGATTAGCGCGCAGGAATTGTTGCAGGAAGACATGGCAGCATTCGACGGACATATCGTTGAAGCGTTGATGAAAATGCCAGAAGTTAACGCCATGTATCCGGAGCTTAAGCTGCATGCCATCGGGTGGGTTAAGCATAAATGTAAGCCTGGTGCCAAATGGCCCGAAATTCAGGCAGAGATGCGCATCTGGAAAAAACGTCGCGAAGGTGAACGCAAGGAAACCGGAAAATACACGTCTGTTGTTGATCTCGCCCGCGCCAGAGCCAATCAACAGAACACTGAAAATTCAACAGGAAAAATCAACCCGGTCATTGCTGCCACTCATCGCGAATACAAGCAGACATGGAAAACACTGGATGACGAACTGGCCTACGCTCTCTGGCCTGGTGATGTGGATGCCGGAAACATTGACGGCAGCATCCATCGCTGGGCAAAAAATGAAGTTATCGACAACGATCGCGAAGACTGGAAGCGTATCTCGGCATCAATGCGCAAACAGCCTGATGCCCTTCGCTACGACCGCCAGACTATTTTTGGCCTTGTCCGTGAACGTCCGATCGACATTCACAAAGACCCTGTGGCACTGAACAAATACATTACTGAATACCTGACTACAAAGGGCGTGTTTGAAGATGAAGGAACAAATCAGAGCGCAACTGATACTCTCTCGTCGCCAGTACCAGAAACTGATGCAGTGGAAACGGCAATTCCGGACAACGAAAAAACCGAATGCAAAGTGGAAGTCGAACCATCTGTAGAGCGTGAGGGGCCGTTCTACTTCCTCTTCACCGACAAGGATGGCGAAAAATACGGTCGCGCAAACAAACTTTCTGGTCTGGAAAAAGCACTAGCCTTGGGAGCTACGGAAATCACAAAAGAGAAATACTTCGCACGTAAAAACGGCACGTACTCAGGTTCACAACAAAATACTGGTGCATCTGACACGACCGCACAGCCAGAACCGGTAAAAGTTACCGCTGACGAAGTAAACAAAATTATGCAGGCAGCCAATATCAGCCAGCCTGACGCCGATAAGTTGCTTGCTGCCTCTCGCGGAGAATTTGTTGCAGGGATTAGCGACCCGAATGATCCGAAATGGGTAAAGGGGATTGAAACCCGCGATTCTGTAAACCAGAACCAGCAAGAATCGGAACAGAACGACCAGAAAGCGGAACAAAACAGCCCAAATGCGTTACAAAACGAGCCAGAAACGAAACAACCTGAACCAGTAGTGCAACAGGAACCGGAAAAGATCTGCACCGCCTGCGGTCAGACCGGCGGCGGCAACTGCCCTGATTGTGGCGCGGTGATGGGCGACGCAACATACCAGGAAACATTCGATGAAGAGTATCAGGTTGAAGTTCAGGAAGATGATCCGGAGGAAATGGAAGGCGCTGAACATCCACACAAGGAGAATGCTGGTAGCGCTCAGGATCACAATAGCGATAATGAAACTGGCGAGACGGCAGATCACTCAATTAAGGTGAACAGTCATCACGAAATCACATCCGCCAGTAGGACGTGTGACCATCTAATGATCGACCTTGAAACCATGGGAAAAAATCCTGATGCCCCGATTATCTCAATAGGTGCAATATTTTTCGATCCGCAAACCGGAGATATGGGACCGGAATTTAGTAAGACTATCGATCTGGAAACTGCTGGCGGAGTCATTGATCGTGACGTCATTAAAAGGTGGCTTAAGCAATCACGCGAAGCGCAATCTGCCATTATGACCGATGAAATCCCGTTAGATGATGCACTGTTACAATTGCGGGAATTTATCGACGAAAACTCCGGTGAATTTTTTGTTCAGGTCTGGGGAAATGGAGCCAACTTCGACAACACGATTTTGCGCCGTTCATACGAACGGCAGGGGATCCCCTGCCCGTGGCGTTACTACAACGATCGCGATGTACGCACAATCGTTGAGCTGGGGAAAGCCATAGACTTCGATGCCAGAACGGCTATTCCATTCGAAGGTGAGCGCCATAATGCACTTGATGACGCCCGTTACCAGGCAAAATACGTTTCAGTTATCTGGCAAAAACTGATCCCGAATCAGGCTGATTTTTAATGTTCAACCCCGGTCGTTGCCCACCAGCTATAGTGGCGGCGACCATGATTAGCGAACGACGCTCATGGCAAGACTTATTCTGCTCACTGAGTGGGCAAAAGAGGAATTCAGTGAACCGGTCCCAACTCCGAGTACGTTAAGTAAATACGCTAAAGCCGGAATGATATTTCCTCTCCCCAAAAAAGTTGGAAGACGCTGGCGAGTGGATCCGCAAGCTCGCTTTGTCGGAATGGTAAACAAGCCGGAGGTGATCGCCACAGATCACCCTGCTTTGAAGAGGATACTGGAAGATGGCGCGCCCGCGAAAATATAAAACCAATGTTCCGGGATTATCTCCGTATTTTGACAAAAGAAATAACAAAGTTTACTGGCGTTACAGGCATCCCATAACAGGCAAAAATCACGGTCTCGGCAGTATTGACCAGAAACTGGCAGAAACTATTGCAGCAGAAGCGAACAGCCGTCTTGCCCGGCAGCAAATGGAACAAATGCTCAGTCTGCAGGAGAAAATTATTAGTGATACCGGCGGTTCATCAACCGTTACCATTTTTCTGAATAATTACAGAAAAATTCAACAGGAAAGATATGAAAACGGCGAGATCAAACTCAACACGCTGAAACAGAAAGCGGCCCCTCTCAGGGTATTTGATGAACGTTTTGGCACCAGACCGTTAGATGCCATAACCGTAAAAGATGTGGTATCAGTACTGGAAGAGTACAAGGCCAGAGGACATAACAGAATGGGACAAATTTTCAGGAAGGTACTGATCGATGTTTTCCGGGAAGCTCAGCAAACGGGCGATGTCCCGCCAGGCTTTAACCCTGCAGAATCGGCAAAAAAACCGCAGGTGCGGATATCAAGACAGCGACTGACTTTTGATGAGTGGATGATGATTTATAACGCAGCGGAAAAGGATGGTTACTTTTTACAGCGCGGTATGCTGCTGGCACTGATGACAGGCCAGCGCCTTTCAGATATTTGCAAAATGCAATTTTCGGATATCCGGGATGGTTATCTTCATGTCGAACAGCAAAAAACAGGAACCCGGATTGCCATCCCTCTGGCTCTGCGTTGCGATAAATTAAATCTCCCCCTGGATGATGTAGTGTCATCCTGCCGCGATTGTGTTCTTAGTCCGTGGCTATTGCACCACCATCACGCGAAAGGGACAGCTAAGCGCGGCGGGATGGTTAAGCCAGCAACATTAACAGTTGCATTTAAAAAAGCCCGGGATTCTGTGGATTACAACTGGCGTGCTAATGGCACCCCACCCTCTTTCCATGAGCAGAGATCTTTATCAGAGCGATTGTTCAGAGAGCAGGGGGTTGATACCAAAATTTTGCTAGGTCATTCGAATCAAAAAATGACCGATATTTACAACGATGTACGCGGTAAGGAGTGGAAAAAACTGGTCATTTGA